CTAACTAATAAAGGAGCTATAACATGGCTATTTCACGTTCACAGCTCTTAAAAGAGTTACTCCCAGGACTAAACGCGTTGTTCGGTTTAGAGTACAAGCGCTATGGCGAAGAGCATAAAGAGATTTATGAGATCGAAGCCTCTGAGCGTTCATTTGAAGAAGAGACAAAACTGTCTGGTTTCTCAGCCGCTCCGGTTAAGAACGAAGGCGGTGCAATTTCTTACGATAATGCACAAGAAGCTTTTACAGCTCGCTACTCACACGAAACTATCGCTTTGGGTTTCTCAATCACTGAAGAAGCGATTGAAGATAACTTGTATGACTCATTGTCTGCTCGTTACACCAAAGCATTGGCTCGCGCTATGTCTTACACCAAGCAAGTTAAAGGCGCTTCTGTATTGAATAACGGTTTCTCATCTAGCTACCTCGGTGGCGACGGCGTTTCATTGTTCTCTACAGCTCATCCATTGGTAAACGGTGGTACAAACAGCAATACTGCTGCTACCCCTGTTGATTTGAACGAGACTTCTTTGGAAGCCGCAACAATTCAAATCGCTGCCTGGACTGATGAGCGCGGTCTCTTGATCGCTGCTAAGCCACGCAAACTGGTGATCCCACCTGCTTTGATGTTCGTTGCTACTCGTCTGTTGGAAACTAACCTCCGTGTTGGTACAAACAACAACGATATCAACGCATTGAAAAACAATGGCACAATCCCAGAAGGCTACGCTGTTAACCACTTCTTGACCGATACAAACGCATGGTTTATTTTGACCGACGTTCCAAACGGCCTGAAAATGTTTGAGCGTACACCACTCCAGAATTCTATGGACGGTGACTTCGATACTGGTAACGTTCGTTACAAGTCTCGTGAGCGTTACAGCTTCGGTTGGTCCGATCCCCTCGGAGCATGGGGCTCAAGCGGTTCATTCTAATCTGAATGTGCCCAATAAAAACCCCAGCTCACAAGGCTGGGGTTTTTTCATCGTAGTGGAGTTTTCTGTGGCAGTTGGCGCATAACACGATACACTTTTTAACTTCTTTGTACGCTTTGGTAAACATCTTGGAACTAATTAGAGCACTTACTTCATACTCTTTTTCGCTTGGGTTTATGTGGTGAAAGTCCATACAGGCTATGTGGTTCTCATTACACCGAGCGCAATGCAGACTCCCCTTGAACAGATCCCACTTTTCTTTACCCCGCTTGGAGTTCTTGGTTGTGGTAGCTAAAACTTTCTCTTTGTTCTTTTCGTAGTACTTACGGCTATACTCGGCGTGCTTTTCTTTGCGTACTATAGGGTCTTTATAGGGCATTTTTGTCGTCTAGGGAGTAGGTTTTAATTGGCTCGTGGCTATTTACATCTACATTACACGCCCATTTAACTGCTTCTTCTGCTGGTAACCCCATACGCATACACACTTCGGCAGCCATAGCCCCGCTACCGATAGCCATAAAAGTTCTAACTCTTTCCCATTCAAGGTCATCCCCGCATGAGAAAAGGCCTTCTTTAGTTAGTTTTAAAAAAGAGCTGTCTGATTTTAGTTTTGGCTTCGTTTTGTTTTTCTTATTTAGGTAGTCCAGCACTTTTTAAGCATCGCAGTAATTACCCGCAACCCCCAGCCAGCCGCCGTCTATAGCAAATATCTTGTCTTCAAAATATTTAATACCAGCATCGCTATCTGTAAACTGGCTGTCCGCAACCAGTATTTTATTATTCCAGTCACCGATGATTGTTGTCATTTCTGTGGTACCTATCTTTTGGGTTATTGAGCATACTATTAATAAGCTCATCCATAGTACTAAACCACTGAATCACTTTCATGCCGTCGTGCTGCATGATTGTAAAGCTCATTTGGTAGCCATAATATATAAACCTACGTTGGAAAAAGCGTATCCGCTATATACCACCGCCATAGCCCAGTTACCTTTTACACCCTGCTCACAGGCAATGTACCCGTACACCAGCCCAGTTACTATGATAAGCCAAGAGCTCATTGGGTTCCTTTCGTTTTTTGAAGTATACCCATTTTACTAAAATAATTGCACAAATCGTAAAATAGTGTAGAATTACAACAACTGGGTGATTGCTTATTCCGCCACTGCCCCAGCAGACGATGCAACGATTGGAATAGGCTCTTTTGCATAAGGAAACTTATAATGGCACGCGCAACCTTTGAAGGCCCGATTCTATCTGGTCCAAACCGTTTTTCCCCTTTCCGCAACGTCGGTTACACTGATTTAGTTCAGGAAACCTCTATTGTTTTAACCAACTCTACTAATGGTACTGCTGGTTATGCTGGTGGATCTGGTCAATTTGTTAACGGAAATACCGTTCCTAACGTAAACGCTACTGTTTACACCCCATCTTCTAGCGTCTACCCACCTGTAGCAGCTACTATTACTGCCGATGCTGGAACTGGCGGTACAGGTACTTTGTACCGTGGCGTTACATTTTGGCTACCATATGCCGCAAATATTAACGATTTCTTGATTGATACCAATGTGGCTATTACTGCTACTGGCGGTACTATTGGTACAGTTACAGCAAAAATTGGTAATACTTTTAACGATACAACTTATGCTAACGTAGCTTCTATGAATGCTGCTACCGGCCGTAATACTGTTGCTTTAACTGGCGCTCAATTGCTTGCACAAAACTCTACAACTGGTGACATTACAGTTTCTCCAGTACAAGCCTCATCTCAGTATGCTGGATTAGTCTCCCAAGTTGTTGTAACTTTGACTATTCCTTACACAGCTGGAACAGGTACAACTTTGCCAGTAATTACTGCAGGTACATTTACTTTTGCTGTACGTTACACACAAACTGACTACAATATTGGTAATACTACAACATACCCATACGGTAACTTTGACTAATTAATCAAATAATGGGGCGCAGATCTGAAGGTTCTTGCGCTTAAACGAGTGTCCTAAACACCGCCCCTTTTTTAAAATTTAGGAGATTAATTATGACAATGCAATATGACGTAAAGGCCTCGCACCTTAACCAGTCAGGTTTTTTAGTGCTTAATGGTTCAGTAAATAGAACTCGTCTTAAACAGCTAACCTATTCTGGTAATGCTGGACAGGCGGGTACACTAATGCTATTTGATACTTTAACAGCCCCAATATCTGCTGTATATGCCCGTTCAGGTACAACAGTTACAGTAACAAAAACTGCTCACGGATTAAGTACAGGCACTCAAATTGGTATTGGGTACTTAAGTGCTTCTGGTGCTTCTGCAACTGATGGCAACTGGACAATTACAGTAACTGATGCAAATACTTTTACTATTACAGACCCTAATTCTGGAACAGTATCAGGTGGAACAACTTGTTATTATGTAGTAGCTTATCCAACAGGTTTTACAGTAAATCAAAACTCTGCTCGTTGGTTAATGGCTTTTGATACCCTTACAGGGGCTACTTCTACACAACAAGTAAGTATACCTGGTGAAGGTGTATTAACTCAGCTAGGGGCATACGCTCAAATGACATATATTGGTTTTGTTACTGCATTCTATGGCTAAGAAAACCCCATCTCTCGCAGTTGGGCGTGGTGAGAAACTTCCAGTCTCGAAAGGGGCTGGTCTCACTGCTAAAGGCCGCGCTAAGTATAATGCAGCTACAGGTAGTAATTTAAAGGCTCCACAGCCTGAAGGTGGGGCTAGGAAGAAGTCATTCTGCGCTCGTATGTCCGGTATGCCGGGTCCAATGAAAGACGAAAAAGGTCGCCCTACTCGTAAGGCAGCTAGTTTAAAACGATGGGCTTGTGGCTCAAAATGAACAACATTAACCCAATCGAAACCGCCAGAGAGTTGGCAACACATGCTAATGATATTGAGCATTTACAGGCGGATATGGATAAACTTGTTAAAGACATGGAAGAAGTAAAAAAATGCTTAGCGGAAATACAGAGATTACTTGGAGAACAAACCGCTAGTAGAAGAACCATGCACACTGTATTTAATGTAATTGCAGTTTTGTTTGGCGGTTTAATTGTGGCGTTATTTGAAAAATTTGTAAAGTAAGGAAATAATATGGCAAAGAGTGATATGAAAGAAGACATGAAAGCCGATGTCAAGCAAGATAAGGCTATTGTGAAAAAAGCATTCCGTATGCATGATGCGCAAGAGCATAAGGGCGGCAAGGGTACAAACCTTACCAAACTTAAAAAAGGCGGTAAAGCAAAACGTTACGATGAAGGCGGCGATGTAGAAACTGACACCGCACAAGGTAAAAACTCAATGATTGATGACAATACTCGCGCTATGGCGTTGGATTATGCCAATACAGATATTGATAAAGAACCTCGCTTAGATAACGTGCCAATGCCAAAAGAAAAAGCCAAAGCTAAGGCGTCTTCGAAAGGCGCTAAAGCTTTTACTAAGGCAGAAACAAAAGGAGGCGCTGCGCTAATGACTCGTAAAGATCGTAGCGACATGCCTAAAGCTAAAGCAAAATCTTCTAGCTATACCCCGGATTACTCCGTTGGAATGGCAATGAAAGCGGGCGGTAAAGTTCGCGGTTGTGGTATTGCTCAACGTGGTTTAACTAAAGGAAAAGTATTATGAAAGAAACAATGGGACAAAAAACAATGGCTAAAGATGTGGAGAAGTTTCCTCAGTTTGAAAGCCACGACGCTGCTACAGCTAAACACGGCGCAGGCCATTTGCCACACCACAAGTTCTTCCAAGAGCATAAGGCAGGCCATGATGTTCATACTGAAGCTGTACAGAAGTTTTGTACAGGCGGTAAGATGAAATGAGAGCTTCTCGCGGTATGGGTGATATTAACCCTGCTAAAGAACCAAAGGCTACGACCGCTCTAAAAGCAGGCGGTAAAACCAACTGGATCGCGGGAGCTATCAAGAAACCTGGCGCTTTACATAAAGCTTTGGGTGTGCCAGAAGGTGAAAAGATTCCGTCTAGCAAACTGGCTGCAGCTGCAAAAAAACCCGGCAAGATGGGTAAGCGGGCTAGGCTAGCGGAAACCTTGAAAGGGTTGAAGAAATGAGTTTTGTTATTACTTGGTTATTTGACAAACTTGGCTACA